CGCCCGAAGCCGTCCCGTGCGTCACGCAGCACCTTCTGGAAGCCGAAGCCGAGAAGGACGCCGATGTCGGAGGGGTCTCCATAGCCGTTTTCCTCGAGCACGCCGAGCGCGGCCGAGACAGCCTTCTGGAGACGGGTGTCCGGCTTTTCGCCTTTTTCCTGTTCGGAGGTAGCAGCGGGGATCAGGATCCCGGCGCCAGCGCTCTGAAGCAGCGGCGAGTCGAACACGGAGCCACCAACGGCCTGTTCCGCTTTTTCGGCGATCAGCGAGCCAGCCGAGAGGCCAACCGCGTGAGCGTCGATGGCCACGCTCAGGGCCTGGCGCACACCCGCGTCCGCGAGGACCGAGAGGTCACCGTTCTGCAGGTCTGCGATCTGCTCGTCAGTGAAAATGACGATGGACGCGAACTTCTGGATGTTCAGGGACGCCTGGCCGAAGCTGGCTCCTGTGACACCCTTCGCCGCACCCTCTCCCACGGGACCGGCGGTCGGGCGACCGAGCCAGATCGGGAAGTTGGTCTTGCGCGCAGTCGTTGCGCGTGCGTCACCGGCGAGCTGCAGGGCGCCTGTCTCGACGAGGATGCCGTTGACGAGGATCTCACCCTGCTCAGGCGGGAGGAGAAATCCACCCGCAGCGTTAGTTGCCCCTGTAAAAGGGATCTGGTTGGCCATGTGCCTTTCCTGTGCGTTTCAGAATGTGCGTGTGAATCCGTCCACGCCATCGCGGCAATGACCGGTAGTCGGCGTGGTGAATCCCACGCCCATCCCAAGTAGGGGTGTTACTGGTGAAGCCCAGCGGGTCGCCCGCAGGGTGAGAGGTGGACTTACTCGTCGTCCTCTGGCGCCGGCTGCAAACCGGCGAGCGGGTCAGCGCCTGTGCGGGCTGCCTGCGAGTTTCCGAGAATCGCCGTGAGCAGAGCGTTGTGCTCTGACACGGGGTCTCTCTTCTCGGGTGCCGGCTGACGAAAGCCACCCTCGGGGGGCGCTGCCGGTGATGCGGCGGGGGTACCGATGACGGACTTGAAGGTCTCCGCGTCTGCGGTCAACTCCTCAAGCGTGGTCCCCTGAAGTCGTGATGCGAGTTTCAGGTCGATGCCTGCGTCTGCAGCGACCTGGAGACGAAGTGCGGCTAGAGCGGCCTGCTCTGCTTTCTCCTGGGCCTCGGCGAGCTGCTGCTCGAGCGGCTTCTGAGCGTCGTCGCGGGCTTTGAGCTGAGACTCCAGTTCACGAGCGCGAGCGTTAGCCTCCCGAGCCGCTTTGCGCTCAGCCTTGATGGCGTTGCGGACAGCGTCGGGATTCTCAGCGCCCTCGGGAACCTCAATCTCCTCGTCGTCGTCCCCATCGGCGGGAACAGCAGCAGGTGCAGGAGGAGTCGGAGCCGGAGCAGGAGGTACAGCAGGAGGAGTTGCAGAAACATCCTCAGCGGGAGCGAGTCCGAGGCCCGCAAGCGGGTCTGGTTTATCACTGCCGTCTGTCGGTTTATCCATCGCGGATTCCTTTCGCGCCACCGAGGCGCTCTAGTCGTGAATGCGAGCAACGCGAGCGGTCTGTGAAGCCGCCTGCTCTTGCTGGAGGTTGCCCTCGGGCCCTGCGTTCGTTTTCGTCGGGGGTTTTTCACCCTCGAGAAGCGGAGGCGGCACGGCGAAGAGGGAGGAATGTTCGTCCAGACCCATCTCCTTCTTCATCTTGTGCCAGCGATCGATCTGCTCAGGCGTTGCGCCGAGCTCGTCGCCCCAGATCGCGTCCTGAGGCACACCGAGAGTCGAGAGCTTCATGGCCCCGTCGATGCGCTGCGAGCGGATGCGCCTCTCGGCGTCTCTCCAGATCGTTTCCTGGGCGCGGCGGTCGATCTTCTTGGCCCGTAGTGCCAGGTTGGTCGCCTGACAGAGGTCGGGATCGAAGTCATCCCACTTGCCTTCCACCTTGGCGGTAAGACCGGTCTCTGTGGCTGTCAACGAGTCCCCCGAGGGGAATGCGCCGGACTGGCCAAGGAGGTAGTGGGGCGGTGTCCGGGTAAGCGCCGCGACGTGCTGGATCAGCATCTCGATCGCGTGGACGTAGTTGCGCAGGTCCGTGGCCTCGAACTGGCCGAACTTGGCATCCTGGTGCTCAGCAACCCAGACTCGGCCGACGGAGGCGAGGAAGTCCGAGTTGGCCATTGGCCGACCTGTCTCGGGATCCTTGGGGACATCGAGCCCGGTTGCCCAACGCTGTGCGAAGGACGCGAACTCGGAGGCGATCATCATGTCCGAGACGAGCTTGTTGACAGCGTCTTGGACCGGGATGACCACCGAGATGTCCGACCTGCCGCCCTGGGAGAGCGTTGGGTTGTTACGGAGCGGGATGAGCGGAACCGCTTTGAGCGTGTTCTCGCTGTAGAAGGGGACACCGTTCTTGCGGGCGACCCATTCGATGTCCCGTCCGACCTCAGCCGAAGGAGTGCCAAGAAGGCTCGTCTGGTAGGCGCGGTCGCCGGTCTCCTCCTTCTCCTCCGCCTCGAAGCGGTAGATGAAGTCGGGCATGTAGACCGTGGCGTAGATCTTGCCTGTCTCGTCGTCGACCCACTCTTTGAGTCCAGCAACGCGGCGCCGGGGGTTGGCGGGGTCGCAGAGAACGAAGGCCTGAGAGGGGTGCTCGACCGTGATGAGCGGCGAGTCGGTGTCCTCTACGGTGTTTTCACCGTCGACCAGAAGGTAGGATTCGCCGAGCTTGACTGCCTCGGTGAACGCCATCTTGAGCTGCGAGGCCATGGCGTTGTCTCGCCAGATCCGTGAGGCGTCCTTGTCGGCGTCGAGGGTGCCATCCTCAGTGCGAAAGCCGATGACCTTGAGTCGCTCGACGCTCGCGTTGACGATCAGTTCGCACCAGTTGTCGGCGAACTCGCGGAAGAGGTTCCCGAACGTGGCTCGGAAGCGTGAGGTCGCGAACTGGAGGCGATGAACGCCCTCGTAGTAGTTCTCCCAGAGCTGAATCTGGGGATTACGAGCCTTGAGCTTCTCATCCATGACGATGAGGTAGTTCTTTGCCTGCTCGGGGGTGCTCGCCATGCGAACTCCTCACGTCGAAGAATGGCCCCGGCCGTCGCCGGGGCGGGCGCCGATGAGGGCGCCGTCTGGTGTCCGCCCGGTCAGGTACCGCCAAGGCTGACTAGACCTCGGCACGGACAGCAGTTTTCACGCTCAGGATTTCCGTTTTGTCACCTGAGCCACTCGGACTTGACGGGCCCATTGATCCCGCCGTTACAGGTTTCTTCAATCCCGAGTGCCAGTTTTACGTCTAGGCGTGAAACTAGAAGACCGTGACGGGCGTTCGAGACCGAACGTTGATCGTCACACCAGCAGCGACTGCGTCCCGGTATGCCTCATATGAGAGGCAACCGGCCATCGCCGCATCGATCTTCAGTGGTGAATCCGGGCGCTCCTTGCGAATCAGGAAGAGGTTGACCCCGTCTTCATCGAGAATCGGGATCGCGTGCTTCCGCGCGTTCGCGAGATGCGACCGGAATGTGTCGTTGCCGTCGTAGGTCCAGACGCCCTCTCGCATCGCGGCGATATACGCCTTGAGTGAGAGTGCCATGCGCTTGTGAGTGTTCGTCGGCCACTCGAAGACGCGGATCTCACCGCGCTTCATGTAGCGGGCGACCCAGTCGGCGACGTGCGTATCCCAGTAGTAGGGGTCCGCGTACATTCGCCAGACGTCCCAGCGATTGAAGGCGAAGGCAACCGCCTGGTCTACCTCGGCCGGCGGGACCTTCCAGTGCTGATCTGTCCCTGGGTTCTGCCAGATGGCGTACAGGAACTGACGACCGCTAGCCAAGTGAGTTCCCACGATGGCCGTGGTGTCCCTCACCTGAGCGCCATCGAAACCGAGGACGATCTGGTCGCCAGCCGGGGGTATCCAACCCTTCACGGCGAGCTTGTCGATCGCGTCCATCGGGAAGGCCTGCCCTGACTGCTGGACCGGGCGGTTCAGCCAAACGCGCTCCCAATACTCCGGAGGCGTCTGGGGATCCAGGCCTAGCTCGACGATGCCATCGATGTCCGTCCACACCGCAGCGGGCCCGGATGCTTCGATGACGGCGGCGCGCATCGCCTCAACGTCGGGTTCGTTCTTCTCGTTGCGGAGCCGATGCTTGTCGTCGGCCTGACGGTGGTAGAAGAACAGGCGAGAGTCGGTGATCTTGCCTTCGGCGACCATGCGCGCGTATTCCATGGTCCCCTCAGCGACGGATCCGAGACCTGGCTCGTAGGAGGTGGTGATCTCCAGAGTCCATGCGTCGGATGCGTAGCGCTTCGGGATGTTCGCGAGCATCGTCTGGTGGGCTTTGATGAGTTTTTCCAGCACCATGCGGTGCGTCTCATCGAAGACCTGAAAGGTGGTGCGTGCACCGTCTCGAGAGTCCGGCGAGGACGCCAGGGCGACGGCCTTACCAGCCTCCTGACCGCCTGGAGAGAGGACGAGGATGCGTTCGGCCGCGATGTCGAAGTCCCCGACCAGCGGGCCTTCTTCGAGCATCACTTTCAGAGCACCGTATGCAAGCTCCTCTGACTGCTCCTCCGTGTAGGCGACCATCGGGATGTACGGGTCTTTGACCCCTTTCCCGACCGGCTCGCCCTCCGTGAAGACGTAGGGGTTGCCGTCGGCGCAGTACCACGGCCGATCGAGATCGGCTGAGGTTTCGCCGGCCTTCGCCCAGTGCGAGAAGCGCACGGGAGCCGAGGGGTGAAGCTCGACGGCGGTGACAGCGGCCGCGAACTCGGTCTTGGCCCAGCCCTTGCGGACGGAGAGACCAACGCGCTTGAACCGACGTCGCCCGCCAGTCTCACGACCCTCGGGAGTTGTCGAGCCAGGGGGGAGCAGCTCGTAGGCTCGGCAGAGGATGCCGAACTTCTCCATGTCCTCGGGCTTGGCGTCGATGCTGTCGACGCTGTAGGGCTCGCCACGAATATCTCCGGGACCAAAGACGAGGTGGGACTCCATCCACGCCTTGACCTGGGGGCCGAGGGTGTATCCGGTGAAGTCGCTCTCGCCGGCCGGGATCGTGAAGACCCCCATCTATTTGTGGAGGACGGCGATCGGATTGACGTCGGGCGCCGAAGGGGTGAGCTCGACAACCTCTGCGTCCTCGACCGTCGCGTCGATCTGGCGCGGCTGACGGTGGCGCTGAACGTTGGAGCGGCTCTCTTCGGTCTGGGCGAGCGTCCAATCCAGCGAGCGCCTGGCCATCGGCGTAAGCCCGTACTGCTTCCTGAGTGCCTTGATCTCAGCGGACATGAGCGCGAGACCGGTGTTTGAGCCCTCCTCGGAGGTCACCCAGAAGCGATGCACGAGCGCGACCAGGCGCTCCATCTCACCTACGTCGGAGGCGAGGAACTCCTGGGACATCTCAGATGCCCAGACTTCCTCCCATACTTTCACTGCCTGCGGGTGCCACTCGTCCTGGACGCGAGTCTTGACCGTCTTGCCGTTCTCGTCCTCCGTCTTGACGACGGTGAAACGCGGCGGTAGGTCAGGAATCGTGACGGGCCCAGTGCGGACGGTCAGCTCCGTCGAGGATGCTGACTTGTTCCTGCGGGCCCTCGCCGAGGGGTGCTTTGGGTAAGGGGGCATCGCGCCCTCCTCGCAGTGAGTGGTTATTACAGGCGGCTAGTCGGATGCCTCCAGCGCCGCTTGATGAGCCTCGATCTGGGCGATATGTCCGTCCCAGTTCTCAGCTATGAGAGTCGCGAGATCGCCGAACTTCGGCTCCCAGACCTG